CTTGTTGGCTACTTCACGTTCCTCAAGCACAGCCATCGCTTTGACGACTGTCTCATCCCAGTCTACCTCTAGCCCATGGTTGAGCATGTTCCGTACAGCGAAGAAGAGTTCTGCAGCGTCTTCATCGTCTTGGGAGTTCTGATAGCGTGCCTTGCTACTCAGGAAGAAATCCTCAGGGCCTTCGCGCACACCATCACCACCACCCTATCACATGCCAGGCGGTGGACCCATTGGCGGCCCTCCGCTTGCTCCACCAGCACCCATGTCATCCCCCATTGGAGGACCACCCTCGTCACCAGGTGCGGCCAATTCCTTGAGTTTATCCACTAAATCACTTATCTTGGCAGCAAGCCCTTCAGGGTCAGAGGGCTCATCGTCCCCCGGAGGCATTTCATCAGGGAGTCCACCACCATCATCTGGGCCGCCCATTGGTGGGCCATCTGGACCACCTGCTCCCTTCGGGCCACCGCCCATAGCAGCCAAAGCCGCTAGAGGGTCACCCGCTTTCTTCATACCAACACAGCCTTTGCAGCCTTTATCGCCACAAGGACAGCGCTTCTTGAGTATAATCTCAATCTCCTTCCTGATGTCAGAAGGGGGCTTACCCACACTGGAATGTGTATAGGAAGACGGGGGGTGAGGGTCTCCACCAGAGGGATTCTCATGAGCATCTAGAGTCGAGCCTGTCTGATGGGGGTTGGCGTCTATGAAAGTGACATTCTCATTGGTAGCCCCTTTATTGGTGACTTCCTCAGCAGTCTCCTCAATATACTGGTTAGTGTGATAATGATTCATTGGGGCTTCCTCAACTCCGGTGATATTACGAATCTGAGAGTTATCCATCGCTAACTTCTCAATCATACTACCTGCTTTCTCTACTAGTTCATCTACATCTGGGGCATGTTGCCCTGGCTCTACTTGCATTGGCTTCATTGGTCCACCGGCCTTCCTTCTGCTACTGCGGCTGACTCAGCCATAGCGTGAATCTCTTCCCACCCCATATCATGCCAATCTGCGTTATCAACAGGAGGCTCTACCAAGATTCCATCTACCATAATAGCAGCCTTCTCGATGACGGCATTCCTGTCTCCACGAAGTGGGTCACCCCAGACATCCTCAGTAGCAGGAGTAGAGGCTCTGACATATCCAGCCTTCCGTAGAAGGCTACCTGGATTAGAAATCATCTTTTTGAGTTCTAGATTCTGCTCTTGTAGAATACCGATATCGCCATCCATGCGCTCCATCTTAGTGATGAGAGCATCTACCAAATTGGTGACATCGTCGCTCATTGACCATCAACCCTCTGACCGAATCCATATTGGGGTTGCCAATTACTCTGGATTCCATCAGGCCCGATATATCCTAGAGGGCGGTCTCCCTTGATAAGAGAACCTTGGTCCTTGAACTCCATTACAGGGGCTCCACCAGCATAGATATCATTCACACCAGTAGAGGGTGAGGCTTCCTCCTGAGCCTTGTTAATCGAAGTAACATCCTCTGCTAGGAAATCACTCGTCTGACTAAGGGCACGGAGTAATTGCTGAGCAGATACCAAATCGTCGTTATCCAGAGCCATTTTGAATTCTGCCATCGTGGTTTCTAACTTTCTGACCATTGGGTCTAACTTGATAATCCTGTCAGCCATATCTCCCGCACACCCCCTCTGCACTTCAATCTATCGCGGAAGCCCGCCCTTCTTCTTCTTGGCTCCCTGAGGATTGGCTGCAGACTCTTTAGCGTCTTGTATGGCATCCAAAGCCTCCTCCATTGGTGTCTTCTTGGACCCCCGTTGATTAGTAGTTGTAGCCCCTGATGGAGTTCCTGTAGGGGCAGTTACATTTTTCACCCCTGGCACTTTGCCATGCCTCAGTCCTTGGCTTTCAGAATCTGAACCTGCTCCCAGACTTTTCCGAGTCATCATAGGCATTCTACGAGCGTCCCCCGGATGGAATGTATGTGTTGGTCTAGCACCAGCGGGTGCTGCTGCTCCTGCTGGTGGTGGCCCACCCGCTGGAGGACCGCCTGGTGGAACCATCATTGGGCCACCACCCATCGGTGGTGCCATTCCTGGTGGTGGCATACCACCACCCGCGCCCGGTGGAGGTGGTGCCATTCCAGGAGGTGGACCGCCGCCAGCATCTGGTGGTGGGGGCCCACCACCACCGCCCTGTTGCATTGCCGCCTGTTGCTGAGCAGCCACTTCCTGGGGGTCTGGCTTCTTGTAGACGAACTTGATGTCTCTACCGGCATCCTCTGTGAGTTCAGGCTGGAACCCGAGTTGAGCCATCCTCTGAGCGATATTGACCTCCTGCTCATCCCTTCTCAGCCGAGTAACCTCATCCTCCTCCTCATTCGGATAGAGGGTCATCTCCCAGTCTGTGATACCCATCTCGGAAAAGAGTCTAGGGAAGATATCACGGGAGTATAGTTTTTGGCCGAACTCCACTGCTCTGTTGGTGACCAGTATCTGGAGGCCCTCGTTATTGAGCCCACCACCCTTACCTGAATCCATCATGAAGATGTTGGAGACACCATAGAATGCTGCTATACGCATGCGTAGTTCATCACGGACTGCACCGTACTGCATCTCGTCGAGCGTATCCATGAACCTGACGAACTCAACACGGCCTCTGCCGGTAGCAGACTCTATACCGACCTTGGGGATGTAGTGGGGGTCTCTCTCCATCTTCTCTTCTGCGCCCTTCCAAAAGGCGGCAGTAGATTGGATGTTATCTGTAGTGATAGCGAGCACACCACGAGGCATTCTCCGCTTCTGATAAGATAGGTACATGAAATTGTCCATGGCTGTGAGAGTCATGGCCTGCCTCCACATCGTGGCTACTGGACTACGACCATACAGTTTGGAAGGGCTATACTTGGAAACATGTACAATCTCCCCCTCTATGTAATACTGGGTCTTCCCTGAACCAGCCGTGTTGATGAATTGAACATCCTGCAAATCCAGTTTACAGACATCACACTCTTTCTCTTCCTCTGAGAAGGGATAGGTCTTATCCCTGTGAACTGGGCAGATGAGATACCTGCCTCCCCTCACCCCTCTCTTATCAGCGACCAATCTCATGAAAGTGGGGTCACCACGCATCATTTCCTTGACTCTGAAAAACTCAATCTTACCAGAATCGGGGTCGAGGAAATACTCCTTGATGAGGACGATAAACCCGTCATCGACAATGTCCAAGTCCCATTCGACCTCTCTTAACACATCAGTGAAGGATTGGTCCATCCCATTCCTCTGTTTGACGAACCAGCGGGGGTACAGTATCTGGTCTGCATCTGGGGACTGGAAGTCAGCCCCTCCACACATCCTACACTCAGATACGGTATCATGCTGATACTCCTCCTCACATTGAGAGCACTTCTTGTGGAACTTCTTCTTCCAGTAATGCCCTCTTCTGAATATCTCCTGACAGAGGGTATTGATTGTGGTTCTGAGTATAATGCTCTCCTGCACTGTGGCGTAGAGGGCTGGTATGCTCACACCCTGGACTAGCACAGGCTCCTGTATGCCCGCCTTCCAAAGCGGCATTATGGGTTCAGGCGTAGTCTTCCTGCGGTAGTTGCCGGTTATCCTGTCGATGAACCTGCTGACCACACCCTTGTCGTCTTCACCAGCCATCAAATACCACCTACCAATCTACTCATATCGTCAACAAGCCTGATGACCTCAGGGTCACTCCTACCCCATGAGAGGACCTCCTGTTCATCAACATTCCACTCCTCGAGCAGTTCGTCACCCTTGACATCGTGCCAGTTCTCCCACTTGACTATCTTGAACAACTCATCTCTCCGCTTGGTAATCATATCACCATTACGACCCCGCAAATCAAGAAGTTCCAACACACATATGGCTTGCTTCTTCTTCAATCTGAGATGGTCCTGAGTGCCCCCTAAGAGTTTTCTCAGGTCATCAGCACTGTAGAACTGTAGCCGGTGCTGGCTCCTCTTACTGGTCTTGTGTACCTTCAGGTCCAACTGTAAGACCCCACAACCCAGTAAATCATGCATCTGTTCACAATGTGACTTGCCTCGTTGTCCTGTGGCTATGATTCCTGCTCTAGGCTCCCCACGCTTGGATATCGTGATATAGCCATCAGCATCTAGGAAACCGGCAGCATATGCCCATGGGTCCTTGATGATGTCAGAAGAACCTGTGGGCAATAATTCCCACTTCTCACGATGCTTGATAATATTGTACTCAAGTCCATAGGTCTTGAGTAGAGCACCCAATTTCTGAACTGAGAAACTCTTGTTTCTCCCATCCATATGAGACATATTCTCCAACAGCGCTCTAGAATCCATGGCGCCTTTGAAAGACAAGATATCTACAGCGGTATTGAGATAAGCGGCCTCGGATTTGTTGAGGCTATCTGCTTGATGCAGCGTACCTCTCCACATACCCTTCGACTCTTTCCTCTTGTGGATAGACTCTACCCACAAATCCCTCTGCTCATTGTCCCACTCCCCTTCCACTTGAGAGAGCCTGTTAATGACATTGTTAGCATTGTCCCATTGGATGCAAGCCTGCTTGAGTGATATCTCCCGATTGTTACCGAATTTTCTCAGTGCTTTCAGGTCCCGGTCAGTTATGCCCAGCCCCCTGATAGCACCCAAATGCTCTGAAGTCCAAGGTAAATCACCCAAAACAGAGTCAACCTCCGCCTTCTTAGCCTTCCTCACAGCATCTATCAATTGGTCAATATCCTCAGAAAACTGTTTGTATACCCTCCTTTTCATACGCAGGTCTTTGATGACCTCAGAGGCAGACTTACCGAACTGGTCCTCAAACCAACCATTCACCACTTCATCCTCACTGAGTTGTAGGAGTTTCTTACGCTTCTCCTCCTCTGCCTTAGGGTCCTTCACGGGTGCTTGGGCGGGGGTCAACTTCCCCCCACCTTGAGGTGTGGTAGGGGGAGCATCACCAAATTGGGGGGTTGCTATCTGCTGATTCTTGAAAAGGGGGTGTTGCATGAGTTGTTTGATGACCCAGGCCTTATCGGCATCAGGCTCATCAGTCTCAGCATCATAGTCATCACCTATGAGCGTGCTACCCCAAGTCAATCTATCAACCCCGCCATTAGTGCATCCAAATCTATGATTCTCTCACGGAACTCAGTAGTACCCCAGACAGCCAAAGCCAATGCTATAGCGAAGTCGTCGTGGCGAGCAATGCTCTCTAATTTTCCCTCTTTGCTCATACCAAACATGATGAGTTCGTGCTCCAACTGGCTGATGAGGTCACGAGACCTCTCATCTCCCCATGGCAGACGCATCTGCTCGCGCTCGAAGCGTAGGACTAATCCCATAAGAAGGCTCTCTCTCCTTTGCTTGGTACTGATGAATGTCTTGATAGGAAGGTCGGTGTCAGCCCTCAGTTCTGTAGCGAAGACGCGCTGGAAGTGGTTAGCCTCAAGTTCTATCACTTCGGGGCGGAACCGACTATTGAGTCTGGTAATCTCAAAAATCTGAGTACGGAAATCCATGCCCTTCCTTCTCACTACATGGACTATCTCCAACAGTTCTGGGTGCTCCGATGGTCTTCGTAACACCAGCATCACAGTAAAGTCAGCCCCGCGGTCAGAGGAAATTGCTGGGTCCCAACCGATGAAATACTGGTCATCAGAATCCTTCTCCCTCCTGTCTATGAGAGTGAGATAGGGGTCCTTACAGGCACTGACAATGGTAGAAGGGAACAGGCTGGACATATCGTCCATAGGCTCACAGAGATACTCACGAGTGAAGGCTATGGCTGGCATGTCCATCCTTCGAGAATCCAGTGCCTCTAATGACCAGCGCCATGGCCAAAGTGGCTCACCAGCCTCGTTGATTGCTGGATATGTCTCAACTAGGTAACCATCCCTAGCCTCCAATTCGGTGTACAGGTCAGTGGGTGTGAATGGTGTGCCGACTATGCACAACTGGGAAGTGTGGTGAACTGTGGGGACCATGACCTCATAGAACCATGATGCTACACGCGCGAGTTCAGTCTCTGTGGTTCCCCATAGGATGTCGTCTAGGAGGACGATATCAGGGTGAGCACCACGAACACCACCACCCACAGACTTAGCAGTGATACGAGAACCGTTGGTGAATCCGAAGAAGGTCTTGGACCAAGCGTCCTTGTCCTTCATCTTGGCCAGCATGGGGCTGGCTTCTATCAGGTCATTGAGGTTCCTCATATGGCGGATTGACTGGTCTAGACTATGGCTGAATATCATGATATCTGTCCTAGGCCAGAACACCGCTTTCCAAAGTATGTACCCTATGAACAGAGTGGATTTCCCATGGTCACGGGCTGCTTTCACACAGTACCTGTTATGGGTGTTGAGATTGTGAAACCACTTGGCATGGTGGTCAGCCAACTGCCAACCCAGTATCTCCTCGAAGAAGAACTTGAAGTCCCTCTTGGACATCTCCCAGTCGATATCCTCAATGACATCCTGAGTCTCGGTGTCGACCAAGTAATCACCTCATTTTCAACAGGGTCCAAGCCTGCTCCATGGGGTTTATTTGGTGGAGGGTATCATCACTCTTCTTTCCACCCTTACCTCCTGTGACTCCTCCGCTAGGCCCCTTCTTCGGTTTTGCTGGCTTGGCCTCTTTCCACTCGAAATCATCCGGGACTCCCTCCCAGCCTGGGTGACTACGCATCCACTTCACCATACCCTCTTGGTCCAAATGCGGTAGGACCTTCTGCATCGTATTCCAGTACTTGCTGAGGTCCTTGTCCCCAGCAAATAGTTTCTTCTTCACGAAATCCTTCAGTTTCCATTTACCTGATTCAGGGGCGTCCAAATCGAAACCTTTGGGCCAAGCCGCTTTCATTTTTCCGCCGTAAGTATCTCCATGCATATTGTGATATGTATCCGTACTCCCGTCAGTTGTTGCGTGTCCCGCGGCTGTCTGCTTCTCGAATCTCTCATGCCACTCTGGGTCCACATCTGTCACTGTGATTTTACCAGTCTTCTTAGCCTTAGCCTTATCAGCAAGGGTCTTCTTTGCTGCATCCTCACCCTCTTCGACATCCGGGTCCTCAGCATCAGCAGCCTCTTCTTTCTTCGCCCTGACTGTCTTCTCCCGAATGAGACCGAGTTTGTCAGCAGCACCACCAATCAACACGGGACTTTTACCAGCATAATGGGCCTGTAAGAACTTCATCTCATGAGGATGAAGCCAGCCAGTTTGCTCGAACTTCTTGTCTAGAAACCTAGCCTTTTGAGCAGCAGCGTCTGCTCTATCATCCGGTGGAGCCATGAAATTATGGAGCGCATGGCCTGCACCCTCTAGATATCCACCGGGGCCGAAGAATGTTCTTCCTGGAACGGGTTGTTTACCGACTTCCAAGTGTCCAGGTTTATCGAACTTAACTCTCGGCCTCGTAATCTTCCCTTTACCACCACAATCGGCGCAATCTCCACTGATAGTTCCAAAACCAGTATCCTCCTCAGATTGACCAGTACCCTTACATCTACCACATTTACTTGTGATATCAGTCGGGCGTCCAACTACTAACTGACGCTCATGGCCAGGTTGCCATAGATGCTGTGATACTGGATAGGTCTGTCGACCAACCTGGAATCTAGGCCCTTCTTCCCAACCCTCGGGAAATCTATCAGTACCGGATTGGACTCTCCTTTTGAGAGCATACCACTCTCTCATCTTCTGTCTGAACATTCTCTGTTGTGCTGTAAACTGTGCTTGACGCTCTCTAACTGGCCTACCTTTGAGTTTCTCAGCAACGAGACCACCATAGGCGGCACCCAAACCACCACCCGCTACTGCACCAACTGGACCACCAACCAAACCACCGATAGCACCAGTAGTCAAACCACCGGCAGCACTAAGCACAGGGCCAACCGGCCATCGTGCTATTGTCGCATCTTCTGTGCTTAACTCTCTCATGTTGAGTCCTGTGTTTGGTCCTCTCCTACCCTCTGTTCCAGGCACTATGCCTTCGTAGTCCTTCAAGAAGGCCCAGGCATTATCCATCGCAGTCAACAGCAGACCCCCTTGATGAATAGCCAAGCGTCATCTATAGCATCCG